CTGTAATGCCATCTGCTCAGGACTTCTTGTTGGTAATTGTGTTGTTTGTGCTGGCTTCTTATGACCAAAAAGTGAACCTAAAGCTCCAAGGCCTGCCATTCCACCACTTGCTATAAGCTGCATTGTTACTGGATCCATTGCCATTGCTGCTCCTTACTCTTATTAAATTTCTAAATATTCGAGAACCACATATGTCGTTGTAAACACACTGCGATCTTTTCCAACTGTTATATTAACATTAGTATCATCAACATACATTTCAATTATATCAGCTGCTGTAGCGGTCGCATAAGGTATTGGTAAAAACACCCTATTTGTTGGATCTGAAGTTGCACCGTATATTCTTGTAAACTTGTATGGCCACGCTGCATCAAGCCCGTGTGCTACTTGCTTATTACCTGCTGCATTATGCAATGTACCAAAGTCGACAACCTTTCTATAAACAGGACGTTGCTCCTGACGGTCAGCATCAAAGTAGCCCTGACCAGCAAGCGATTCATTTGTATCATATACACCTATATCCTTTGCGTTTACTGAAAGTAAAAGGTTGTTCACCTTTTCGGTAAGCGAACCCAGGAAAGATTTAAACTCAGGTGAATCTGCTTTTAACTTCTCAACTGTAGATACATCTAATACATCACTTATAGGTAATAATGTTGAATTGTCTAATGCCATTAACGTTGTCCTTTCGAGGTATAAAGTATCATACCCTGAAGCTCAAAAGGTAAAAGGGAAACTGTAGGATCAATCATCTGCGCATTTGTGTGGGTAAGATTAATGCTAACAAAGTCACCAAAAGCCTGAAAGTAAACAGTCTTCCATAATATCTTCTTAAACTCTTCAAGTGGATTAAGATCTATGTTGCCATGCATCTCAAGAACATTTGTTCCTAATGCTGTATCGTTATTAATAGCTGCATCTTTAAAGTTAACACCGTTAGCTGCATCAACAGTATAATCAACTGATATCTTGCCACTTTGAGTGTTGATTACACAGAAATCTATCTTGGCTAAGTTGATCTTATCGCCAGTCTTAACATACGGATTCCAATCCTTGGACTTCATATCGATTTTACTTACCTTGGCTAATGTTCCTCCACCGGCATAAACTCCAGTAATGGTTCTATCGGCTAAATAAAATCTATCTGCATCAATTGCAACTACCTGCATGATTGCATCATGTACAGCAACACCTCCACGAACAGATGTTACATTAGCATCCTTGAATCTTACATACTCACCATCAGTAAGGTTGTGATTAGGTATCGTTACCCTAGTGGCAACTCCAGCTACAATCTCCATCCTTGCTATCGGATAAGCATCAGCATTAGTTGGTAAGTCGTTATTCAATAAAAACAAATACCCTTTATGGTTACCTGCTAAGATTCTTCTAGATTTACCCTGCGAGTAATAACTACCCCATGAATCCAATGTTGCCCACGTTCCAGCAACAGACCAATCTCTGTCAGTAGACTGCTCAAAGTATCCAAACGTAGTAATAGTATCGTCATAAAGAGACCAAGCTTGACTCTCATAATTATAAACTAATACCTGGTCGGGATATGTCTGAACAGTAGAAGCTGAATAGTCTAAAAAAGTCCAATATAGTAATCCATTATAGAAATCTTTTATTCCATGAACACGCTTGGTGCCAGCAGCTGATTTTAAAAACTTAAATACTTCATTGGGTATCTGGTTATCTATGCGATTTAAACTTGTTCCATTACATGCATAAATTCCAGTGGTGTCTACTGTTACAACATCGCTTTCTAAGTTAATAGAAGAAAATGTAGACTCACATCCAACATACTGACTTATAGATTTCCATACAAAAGGCAACCCTGGGTTACCAGTATAGGCAAGTTCCCAAGTACTACGCTCAAAGTAGACTATCAGTCTGTCTTTAATAACTGACGCTGACATAATTTGCTCTTCTACTGGAGCGTCTAGATATCCAGCACCGTCACCTCTATAAGTGGTTGCTCCGTCAACATATGTTTGTCTGCGTTGTAGCCATGGATGGCCCTGTACCCCCGCAACACCTGAAGGGAAAGGACTACCATTGTGTGACCATCTTATTCTGTTTGGATGAACAATATTAGTCGGTCCAGAGATGTCGTTTTCAACAGTATTTAATAATAAAAGCCTGTTCTTCCATGGAATAATTATTTTTGCTGTATAAACAAAGTCTTCAGCACTATTAAATTTTGTATAAGCAGAAAATCCGACCCACGTTACACCATTATAATAATACATTGGGTCATCGGCATCAGCTGGTACACCAGTTGTTGCATTAAAGTTTGTAATAAATAGCGCTATGCTATCGGCATCTACTCCAAGATAGTTACCCGACCAAAAAAAGTTAGTATTTCCACCTTGTAATATCCCCGTAAAGGCGGGATCTTTTATCCATTCAGTACCAGAATATATATAGACAAACTCGGTATCAATTGCGTAAGTTACGTGCTCGTTAATAGGACCTTTTTCATAATGGGTTATCGCCATGATAGGCTCACTCGGATAAAAATATATGGCTGTAGTAAAAGCAGCACCTAAAATGGTAAATGCCCCAGTTGTTGTGTTGAAGGTTCCAGTTGCAGCACCAGCTCCTGTTGACAGCATAGCGGCAGGCACACCGGTTTCCGCTACCGTAAATACTCCAGCACCTATCGAGAAAGACTGCCCTACTTTATATACCCTGCCTGGTGCAATACCAGTTGCCGCACCCGCTCCATCAGTCTGTATTGATCCGGCATTACCTTCGCAATGCCAATATACCTGTGTAACCGCGGGTGTACCCGCAAATACAAATGCTCCAGTTACCGTATTTAAGGTTCCTGTACCAGCACCATCGCCCGTTAATGCAGCTGGTATACCTAAAGCTGTTACGGTAAGCGTCTCTGCACCTATAGAGAAACGCTGTCCTAAAGTGTAAATATAGCCAGCAGGCAGCGTTCCATTAGCTACTCCTGCTCCATCGGTTATTCCTATGCCTGCGCCACCAGCAACAGCTAAGCGTGAAAGTAGTATTCTGGCTCGAGAATGCAATTGATCGCTTGTTAACTCAGAACCAAAACGTTTCTTAATTTTACCCCTAAAAACATTAACATTCTTAAAAGTTTGGAACGAATCCTCCGGTACTAACCACGTAGCCAGGTCTTTTCTAAGCCCGTTCTGGTATGGGGCAATTAAAAAGCGATCATATGCCATATTAATCTCCTATTACTAGATATCTAAAATGGCAATTAGTTCTTGCGTTATTTCCAGTTCTTGCTGAACCATAAATAGTAATAGTATCAGGGGCTGCAGTAAAAGCAGTTAGGTACGGCATATAGTCGTACAGGCCTAATCCACCATCTCCATAAGGGCTTATCTGTATATCGTATACATGCGCAAAAACTGGTATATTGGCTCCCACTGGAAGAGCATACGTACCTGATCCGGCAGCTGCAGCCTCATATCCCCACTTTAAAAGAATTCCAGATGGAAGTCTTGTCCATCCAGGACTTGCCTTAAGGCAAGTAGTAAAGTCAGTTCCTGGAGCAGCAACGGCAACATTGTATGGCTGAATCCATAAAGCAGGATTACCTGCACTATTATTATGATTATATATTTTCATATCAGTAGCTGCTGTTGTTGTATGCGCAGCTTGAACTGTAAAGGTCGCCTGTTTGTGCTTACCCTGTACTCCAACCAGGCCAAAAGTCTCATGGTCTACCGAAATAACTGTGTTTATATCAGCAAAGTTAGCCGTTATCTTTGGCTGACTTACTGAAAAAGATTCATTTATATTAGCCGGAACAATTGTATATGCGATGTTATTCCTTTAAATTACAAAGGGGTCTGCGTTACCTTCATTGGCATAAATGGTAGACACCCTTTTTTGTGAATTCTGATTTATCTTACGTCTTCCAATCAAGATCTCCTGGTTCTTAAACTCAGGCATCAACGTATTAACACCCTCCGTATTCAACCTGTCTTGATATACCTTAATTGCAGACCCTAAAGCTATATATTGCCACCATTCTGACAACTCTGGCATTCCACCAACTGCAACCAGCTCAGTAGGTCTTCTGTTAGCCTGAACCTCGACCCTATATCCAGAATCAGGTATCGGTCTAACTATAAACTTATCTTGATTAAACAATACCGATGTTGGTTGACCGGCCGTATACGGAACATACGATAGCCAAATTGATTCTAGGTTGGCTGGTGCCGAGGTAAATGAAACGTAATACTGACCAGTAAGGTAATTAAAAGCACTTAATGGATTTACATCACCTACAAAACCACCATCACCGTCATCTTGGGCAAGTAACGGATTCCCAGCTGTGTTAATACTCGATACGGTTACCTGATTAGTCATTACCGGAAAAGCGTCTAGCGTGTCAGTAAAATCAACAGTCACACCATTACCGGTTCCAATAAGCTTCTTGTAGTTAACTTTAGGATAAATGTTATAGAATTCTTCAAGCGATTGATGATATGACGCCTTCTGCCCACCTATATAAACCGGTGCGCCAACGTTAGTATATTTATTCTTAAAGTTATATAACGGATTGGTCGCATCAAGGGTGTTATTTTCATAAGTTCCTACATGAGGCGACGTAAAAAAAGTTAATGTTTCACTCAATGAAGGCAGCTTAAAATAAGCTGGCATATCATAAAGTATAAACGTATTTATATAGTCATCGATAGACGCATCAGTTATCTGTGCAGCTGATGGGTTATTAGTAAGTCGTCTTATCTTAATTCTTATCTCATTAAGTGTAGATAACGTATTATCTGCCATAACATTTATCCTAAAGGTAATAAATTACCTGGGTTAAAACCTAAACAGTTAAAACTAGACCTTTTCTACTGTATACAGGCTAGACTCTTGTCCGCCAATATCATCAAAAAACTCTAGACTTTCAAAATTATATCTCTGCTTCATTCTTCCAACGCGTACCATCGGTTTACCGGACTCGTCAGTAGCATATTCATGTACCGGGTACTTACCAGTTGTTGCTAAATGCTTAGCTACTCCTCTTGGAATGGTATATACCTTGCCGTCCTCTAGAGAATAGTTAGTAGCTGGACCCTTATATTTGCGATACGAAAATTCCAATGTACCACCTGGAACCTCAGTAAAGGAAAACTTTCCTCTTACCGGTTCCGCATCACGTAATCTTAATTGTTCTGTTGTCATCTTGTTGCTCTTAGTCACTGTATTTTGTGCCATCTGGCCTCCTAGGTATTAAAAATAAATAGTTAATGGCTGCCGCTTTGTTCCGGGGGAGTTTTATCTCCCCCGGGGATTTAGTAATAAATTAGTTATTGTCGATTCTCTCAGAAGAACCGGCTTGCCAATAAATTACATCATTTGTGCTTCCACCTGGAAGTGCAGTTCCAAAAGGAAGAACTACGCCTATAAATCCTTGATTGTTGAAAGCTGAATCTAAGTTTGTTCCACTTGCATAACCAGGATTTGTTCCAATAGGCACCACCATTGATGGTCTGTATGGAACAGCTGTATATAGTGGGAATGTAAATGCTGTAAACGTAGATGAGTCAATATCTACAGTAAACGTATTGGCTGTTATTGCTGTAACGTTTCCTGTAAGACCATTGATTTGGGTCATGCTGTTACCAGGTTCAATATTGAACTTAACACGTCCACCAATTGCATATCCGTGATCTACTAATGTAGTTACAACAGCACTTGCAGCAGCTGTAATATTAGAGATAACTCTATGACTAGGTGTAAACATTGTGTATATTTCAATGTTTGGAGCAATAGTTCTATAATAACCAGCACCACCAGCCACTCTACCTGGAGCAGTTGCAAGTGTGTTGGCTAATCTAAAGCTAGTATTTCCTGTTACTGTATCAACTGAAAAATCCAAACCATTAAGGTTGTTATGATTTGTACTATCAAGTCTTACAATACCACCAGCAAGTAATCCGGTTGTATTACCGGTATTGTAAAGTGGCTGAACAACGTCTGTACCAGCTGTTACTAATGTTCTGGCACCAAGCGCAAAGCTTGATGAATCAATAACGTTTATTGACGCTGCAAGTACGATACTAGCAAGAGTCTGGTCACCAGCTGGACGATATTTCATTATCGTGTTGGTTCCCATGCCCTTCTGCCAGTAATACTCAACTCCACGTCCATTATTGGCCGCAGCAGACTCTGTATAGTTGACGATTCTCATCCAATCTACTTCTGATCTGATCTTCAAAGTCTTAGCAGCACCAGTCCCAACAAATCTTCCTTGTTGAATAATTGCGTTCATATTAATTCCCTTAAATTACTAGGTAATTTATTACAAAGTTGATTTTAGATTACATACCCAGGCATCATTCACAATTGCGTGTGCATGTGCCATCTTCCATCCACCTGTTGAATTCAATTCAAGAGGTCCACCAGCTGTTCTGGAATCATGGTAAACAAAGTTGGCATTATTCTTCTCTAGAGATATTCCTGTGTATGCTTCCATACCAACAATAAATGTATTGTAGACGTCATGGTTGTTTGCTGAAGCTACAGGTGTCACAGATCCTCTTGAAGACAACAAGAATCTTACATGACTAAGTGCGCCAACTTCTGAAACGTCAATCATGTCCTTAGAACCATATTGATGTGTTCCAACAAAGCCGTTAATGTTCTCCAAAACAGAAGAAATGTTTGAATGACCGAGTCCCAAAAATGCATTTGGTACAGGTGCTGTTCCAAACTTGTTTGAACCCTCAATGGTGCTAGAGATTGTCTTAGCATCATGAGATCTCAAACGTCTAACACATTCTTGTACGTCTGAAAGTGTTATTTCTGTTGGTGTATCACCATTAACACCACCAACTGCTCCAATAACTGTTGCAGTTGTCAAAAGACAAGCTCTCATGAGTTCATCTTCTGTTTGTCTTAATGAACGACCCAAAAGTTTAGCTCTTTGGTTCAATACTGGCGACTGGCTTGTTAAATCGACCTGTTCGTTAATTTCGACCCATGTTCCATAAAAATTGATCTGTGCATCAATAAACATAGAGTTCATTGCTTTTGATGGAGGTGTGATACCCGTGTTACCAAGAGGAACAATTGCTGTTCCAATGTCAGAGTATCTTTCCATACGAATGATTTGTCCGCTGCGCGCAGCAAGACTTTTTTTCATAGCAGCTTTGCTATGAATCAAATTAGGCTCTTCCATGCTCAACAGAACCCTATCGTAGTATGTCTGTCTTTCTATTACTTTCACCGTACGATTCGGTTACTGACCATTTCTGGCGGGGAAAACGCTTCGATTCTCCCTCTCATAGTTTCCTATGAGTCTAGACTGTCGTTTATCCTCTCGGATCTCTGGGGCTCAGTCGTTGCGGCTACTTTATTATATGGGAACTTTCTCATTCTATCATAAGCTTCTTTGTTTAAAACCTTCATCTTCTGATAAGAATCTTCCCTATAATCTAACTCTTCCTTTGCTAACCCAAACTTTGGAATACTGCATTTTTTACAACGCCTGCAATATTCAAGAAGAAATTCTGCTTGTTTCTTTTTTACCTTCATGTACGGTAAAACTTCTTCAAGTAATAATTCAACTTCTGCTCTTTTTCTTGTAACCCATATAAATAATGGTAAGCAATTGGGCCTGCTAGGTCGAGTGCCTTCTATCGTATATTTACCATATCCTATGTCGTTTGTAATACAGGCAATAGCCTCTTCTTGAACCATTGCTATTTTAATACAAGGCATATAGGATTTATTTGTGCCTGTTCTACTATTGTTTTGTCTAACTAACATCAAAGATCCGTCTGAATCTAAAACACCAGCAAAATACGATAAAAGCGTTTGCCTCTGGTTATCATGCATAAAAACATCCTTAAATATATTATTTACAACTGTACCAGTTGCAGTATATATATAATTCGCTTTCATGTTTAGACTTTCCATGTAATCACCCAAAGTTTTACTCCGGCACTCATTTTACCGGAGCAGGTAGGCTGGTTGTGATCATTATTGCCATAAGAATTTCCTTGGTATTAAAATACCCTTAAGTAATAACTGTAAAAATTACATCTACAACTTAAGCCGGGCGAGACTTGCGCAGCACTGAATAATGCCGCTACGGCCCTAGATTTGCGAGATCATGCAGTCTAAATTAATAGACCTACGCATTTAGCAATAAAGCAATAATTAACACGGATCATGTAGATTCAGGTTGCTGGGTGACGATTCCAGATTACGCCAAGGCTTGCGAGGCCGAAATGGGTTTATTACAACCCAATACGCACCATGTTACCTATATGCTCTATAGCTGACTGAGTATAGCAACACGCACAAATAAAAAACAAATATTTATAGATAAACGGGGCAATCTTATAGGGCTTAATTAGCTAGAAGCAGGGCAAACACTTACAGCAGCAGTTACATTCGCACTTAAAGATATCGTCAAAAAGCTTAGCAAGATACATCTCAGCTAATCCCAGAGGGTCGTTAGCCACTAAGTCCCAGTAAGCCGAGGCTTTACCCAGCTGCTTTTGCAACTCTATGTTCGCCTCTTGTTTTCCAGCCTTCTTGTAGATCTTATTCATGATTCCCTCTAGAGGTGCAATACCATAATAATGACTATACAAGATGAGAAATGGCTTCAAAAGCAAAAACGTCCTTTCGGCGCTATTAGCTCGTAGAAGATTGTCGATAGAGTCATTAACAACATCAAGAGCATAGGTTAGCCTATGCTGGATGCGTCTTACGGATACTTCTATCTTATCATCATTGAAGCACTGTCTAGGAGGAAGACCCATACAATTTAATGAACCCACGTTTACGTGAACAACAAAAAATAAAGCAGTAACAAGTTGTATCTTCATGACAACTCCCAATTCGGCCTATAAATAGACGCCCTATATAATTGCCCCGGGTTTTATAATACCCAAAGTATTATATGGTTTAAGTTATCGGCAACACAATGAAGGAGAAATATTCCTCCTACACGATGCTTTCATTAGTATAAAGTATATAATCTTCATAGTACGTCTTTGCTTCCAGTATCATCTTGAGTTTTTCCATCACTCCGGCCATGTCTTTGATACGAAATTGATTAAGACGCCAACCCTCTTTGTCTCCATTAATAAAAAGAATTTGCTGCTCATAATGACCAATAAGTTCCTCCATTGCTTCTAATATGGCTACGCGCTTCTTTTCTTCTTTTTTAAAAGATTTATTTGACATTATTTCTACCCTTCCTGGTTTTGGAGGCGGCACGCGGAAGCGAACCGAGAGTCACGAGTTTGCAAGCCGTTGCCTTACCGTTTGGCTATGCCGCCATGTTAATTCAGAATGTATCTTTATACTTTATTACTTTTTATAGCATGTCTTTACTCATTTGTACATATGTGTTACTATTGTATTAGTTAGCTGTCCTCGTCGTCTAGTGGTAGGACGCAGGATTGTTATCCTGAAACATAGGTTCGATTCCTGTCGGTGGCGCCATATTAACAAAAAAGGAAACAAAAAATGAATAAAGTAGCAGATAAAAGATTGCATAGATTGGTAGCCGAAATTCCAATGAAAATGCATGAAGATTTGAAAATGTTAAGTATTAAGAAGAATTGTACAGTCAAAGATCTAGTCGTAGTAATGCTGGAGAACTTTCTTAAGCTAGAGGTTCCAGCCAAGAATTAAAACTCCAAATAAATAGCCAAGGGGGGCACATGAACTCATTTAGACATTTATGTCTTAGGGTAGGGATATTAATAGCGTTAGCGTCAACGTCAATAGCTTTAGGTACAGAATCACCAAAGTTTCAGTTTGATCAGCTATCTTCACAAGCTTTTGGGTTAACACTCAAAACAAACGAGCATGAAGCTAAGTTAGCCGAGCTGTTCAAAAAGATAGATGACCTGAAAAAAAGCGTCATTATCAATAATGCATGGATTGGTAAACTTACAGATATGGATCTCTTAAAGTTGAGATTTATATTGAATCAGATCGTAGAAATCAAAAATTAAACATTAGGTGCATCAAATGTACGTATAGCCACGAGGAGCCAGGACAGCTCCAAGTGGCTATTTACTATGCGTTGCTAGCTCGTTCAGTGGCTAATCTTATAATCTCATCCCTAACCGATTTATCAGATAGATCAGAGTAGTCATTAGCATGTGTCAATGCAGAACCACTCTTAATCGAACTAACAGGTCTCGGCTTGGCAACGTTGCTTGCCACCTTTTGGCGCTGTACTGTGTTATTAACACGGGCGTTGTCAACACTGTCTTCGTTAACGTTCAGCCCAAACTTCTTGATAATGTTATATGCCGATACTCCTGTTGTGTATAAGTCTGTCGACTGGTCTAACGTAGACGCTACCTCAGGAAATCTCTGCTTTAAGATCGCTATGCTCTCGTCATTAACAACGGCCTTAAAGTCAGGGTATTGTGTCTGTAACTTCATCCTCGAGTTGTTTACACCAAGCTCAGCTATGTGAAGCTTCATCTGCTTGATCTCTTTTTGTGTTGGATCGTAGTCGTCGTCGTCGTCAATAACGGGCTTATTGGCATTTATGCCCTGAGCGGCTTCAAGTGCCTGTACACGTTGCATATATAAATCACGTTCTTGTTGCAACTGTTTGCGTGACTCACGAAGCGCCTGTAAGTTCTCTTGCTTTACTTCTTCTTTAAGCTCTCTACGACTTGGCTTATTAGATCGTACAGGCTCCTCAGCCGTAGATTTATCTTTTCCATCAAGTTCTGTAGTAGAAGTAGTATCTTCTTCTTCATTAGTTCCCTCTTCAGTATCTACCGCAACGGCGTCAGCATTTATGCTGTCAGCATTTATGCTGTCTAGCGCACCAGCGTCACTAGCGTTGTCCTCGGTAGCAGTTTCAACAACGTTGTTGACAACGTTGTCAGCATTTATGTTGTAGGCAACATCCTTAATCTCTTCTGACATATATCTCCTAAGTAATTTATTACACGTAATTTATTACTAAGCTTTAATTTGTGGATATATACTGGCTGGATCCATGCCAGCGTGCTCCATATTTAATCTAATCGCCTTATCAAATAACCTACCCTCAACGTAATCAACTACATACGGTAATAAAGTATCCTTATGGAGCTCCATAAAGTGACGTTGTGCATACATTGCATTGCACAAATCTTTAGACGG